TTAGGGCAGTTTGTAGGCAAGTATCAAAACTATACAGAGTATAGAAACTCTATGGGTGCAAAAACTTTAGATACAGAGAATAACAACTATGGATTACAAATAGCTTCAGGTTGGTTTGTACGTCAGTTTGAAAATGAATATAATCCATTACATATTCACACAGGTGCTAGATTATCTTGTGTGGGTTACTTAAAACTTCCTGATGGAATAGAGGAAGAATGGGAAGAAGATTACAAAGATCATCATCCTGCTAACGGACACATACAGTTTGCATACGGAACAGCTTCAGGCTATACCTGTACAAACTTTATAATAAAACCACAAGTAGGTGACTTCTACGTATTTCCATCACAACTATTTCACTGCGTTTATCCTTTTTATACAAAAGGTGAGCGTAGGTCTTTCAGCATGAATATGAATTTTATTGAAGTGCCGAAAGAGAAAAGTGTTGACAAATAGTTATTTATCAGTATAACTATAGTCACAAAGATAGTGTAACTTTATTGCGCACCTAGTTACACTTTATTAGCAAACCGCAAAGTCTTACGGATTACCTGATTGACAAGGCCCGTTGTATAGTAGGGCGGCCACCTTATTATAGAACGCACCCAAGTAAATCAGCCTCTAAAAGTCTCGTGAGTTTGCATCTGTCAAAATGCTAATTAGGAGAATTTGAAATGGCATTTACTACCGCATCGGGATATGGTAATCTTCCCAACGGTAATTTCTCCCCTATTATCTACAGCAAACAGGTGCAACTTGCTTTCCGCAAGAGTGCTGTTGCTGAAGCTATCACCAATAATGACTACTTTGGTGAGATTGCACAAATGGGAGATTCCGTTAAGATTATCAAGGAACCCGAAATCACCGTTAAGGCG